TTAATTGAATCAAAAACATATGAGAATCCACAGTTCTTAAGAATGAAAGATTTAATGACAAAAATCAAATAAATAAAAATAAATTAAAATTAATAAAAACCAAAAAAATGGGAGCATTATTAGAATCAGGTCTAGTTGGTAACATCGGGTTAAAACACCTTAAAGTTATTAAAGAAGACACAATCAACAAATGGGATAAATTAGGATTCCTAGAAGGTCTTAAAGGACATATGAGAGAAAACGTAGCTCAGTTATATGAGAACCAAGCGTCTTTCTTGATAAACGAAGCTACAGGTGAAGGTTCTAACGGAGCTTTTGAAACTGTTGTTTTCCCTATCGTAAGAAGAGTATTCTCTAAATTATTAGCGAATGAAATCGTATCTGTACAAGCGATGAATTTACCAATCGGTAAATTATTCTTCTTTGTACCAAAAATCCAAGGATATTCAGGTGGTACAAATAATATTTCAGGTGACCACTACTCACCAGTAGGTTCTCCGGGTAACTACCCAGGAAACCAAACTAATGGTTATGGTACTGACGCAGGAGCTTACCAAAAAAACCTTTATGATTTATTCTACGAAGGAACTGAACCAGGTTTAGACCCTGAAGGTTTATTCGATTATTCTAAAGGTAGATGGTCAGCAATTACTGCTACTTGTGCTACTGTACAATGGTCTAACGGAGCGTTAGTACCAGCATCATACAGTGGTGAAACCAGAAAAATCTTAGTTGCAATGTCAGGTTTCTCTAACACAGGTGACGGAAAATTAATCGGACCAAACGGTCAAGAAATGGATACTGAAGAATTTTTATCAGGTCTTAAATTGTATACTGCAGATGCAACAGCTGCCACTCAATTAGGTACATCAACATTCACACCATTATTGTTTAGAGTTGTAACTCAAAAATATGGTCAAGGTATTGTTCAATATGGTTCAACAACTACTACTACTTTCGCAACGGACGGTAATGGAGGTTCATTTAAAAATGTTTGTTCAGCTCAAGGTATTATCTATTTAGAAATTGATACTCAAGTACCAGTATGTGTATCTTGTGGTCAATCTACACCTGATGGATATTCAGGAGCTACTTTATCAGCGGCTACTTGGAGTGGAACTGCTGTTACAACTTTAATTAAAGCGGCTTTCAGACGTTACGAAGAATTAGAATTTGAAGATAAAATCGGTGAGGTTTCTTTCGACTTAGATTCTGTTACAGTTTCTGTTACTGAAAGAAAATTAAGAGCACAATGGTCTCCTGAGTTAGCTCAAGACGTTGCGGCTTTCCACAACATCGATGCTGAAGCTGAATTAACAGCTTTATTATCTGAACAAGTTGCGGCTGAAATCGACCGTGAAATCTTAAGAGATTTACGTAAAGGTGCTGCTTGGACTTTAAGATGGGATTACAACGGATGGAGAAGATTATCTGCTACGACATCTTACACTCAAAAAGATTGGAACCAAACATTAATTACAGCAATTAACCAATTATCTGCTCAAATCCACAAATCTACTTTAAGAGGTGGTGCTAACTGGATTGTGGTTTCTTCTGAAATCTCTGCTATCTTTGACGATTTAGAGTACTTCCACGTATCTAACGCGTCTCCTGAGCAAGACCAATACAATATGGGTATTGAAAGAGTTGGTACATTAGCAGGTCGTTACCAAGTTTACCGTGACCCTTACTTCCCAGCTAACACAGTGTTAGTAGGACACAAAGGAACATCATTGTTAGACACAGGATACATCTACGCTCCGTATGTACCATTACAATTAACACCTACAATGTATAACCCATTCAACTTTACACCTATCAAAGGTATAATGACTCGTTACGCGAAAAAAATGGTGAATAATAGATTTTACGGCAGAATTACTGTAGATGGTGTTAGAACATTCGATTTAAGAGAATTGAGATAATCAAAATCTTAAAATATTTAACAAAAAGGGACTATATGTCCCTTTTTTTTATGTATATTTGTAAACAATCAAGTTTATGGTTGTATTTATAATATATGAAGAAAATACTATTAGAAAAATCAGTTGTTGATGAAATTTTGAGATTATATAATGATGAGATGTTAGGTTCACCATCTATATCTGAAAAATTAAATATTAACAAACAAGTTGTGTTACGAACATTAAAAGAAAATGGTGCTATTGTCGGTATCTCCGGTAGAAAATATAAGGGTGGGAAATCTGAATCAGATAAACGACATTATCTTAAAAATAGAGAAAAACGATTACAATATTTTTCTGATTGGCAAAAAGATAATAGAGACCGTCTAAACGATTACCATCAAAAATGGAGAGAAAAAAATATTGATAAACATAGAGAATATAAACGTAAGTATGAAAAACATCGTAAAGATACTGACCCCCTCTATAAACTAATAAGTAATTTCAGAACGGCAATCTATACAGTATTAAAGGAGAGTAACGTAGATAAATATGGACATTACTTTAATGTTCTACAATATACTCCCGAGGAATTGATTAATCATTTAGAAAAACAATTTAAGGATGATATGACGTGGGATAACTATGGGATTTGGCACGTGGACCACAAGTTTCCAATTACATCATTTGATATACAGGAGATGGGTGACGAGGAGTTTATGAAATGTTGGTGTTTGGATAACCTTCAACCAATGTGGGGTGAGGAAAATATTCGTAAGTCGAATAAAATATTAGAGGACAATTAGTCCTCTTTTTCTTTTTTATTAGTTATCCTAATTGATTTTGAGATAACTTCACATTCTCCCAATGAGAATATCCCGGCTTGGTAAGCGTATTTTACGGCTTGTGTTAGATAGTATATTCCGTGTTCTTTATCCATAGTATTAAGGATTGCGTCTAAGTGTTCTTCGGATTGGATTGGTATTGATTCAAATAGCTTTCCAAATAGTTCAGGTTGTTGTTCCATAATTAAATTTTAGTATATTTATAAGTATATGAACAAAAATAACAAAATACAGATTAAAGAGGCCACGGGGGATAGTTCCGGTGGAAGAGGTTCATATCTCGCACCAATGCAGATGGGTATTAGAAAATTCAAAAAATCTGAGATGGGTCCATTCACGATTGCTGTTTCCAAATATGACGATGCAATGTTAGAGTATGATAGTTATGATGGTTCAATGGATGAAACTAAAAAACAAATTAAAAAGATTGAGGGTAAGGCTAAAAAAATAACTGATTATATGACTAAACATCCCGAATCTACCTATAGTGACGATGATGGGAATAACATTAATCAGACACCGGGTAAAAAAGGACAGAAAGTGGTACCCATTGTAACAGAATGGGTTGAGATAACCAAAGATACAATTTTAGAAGATATTGTTTCAAATGAACCAAAAACGACCTCTAATTACGATAAGATAATTAATAAATTTAGAAAAGATATTCCTGATAATAAAATGAAGGAATATGATTTAATATCTGAGAAGATAAAAGATTTTATTCAGGATAGAGGATATACAATAAAAGTATTAAACTCTTGTAACACCGGATTTAAAGGTGTAAGAACAAGTAATATGATAATATTATGTTCACCTGAGACATTACCAAATTTTGCATCATTTGTTTATATATTATTCCACGAATTAAAACACGAACAACAAATGAGTGATTTTGATATGAAAGATTCTTATATGGGAGATATTGAGGATTTTGAAGAATTTTTTAAAATCTATTGGGAAATGGAAATGGATGCTGATAAGTATGGTAAAGATTGGGTTAACAAAATTGGGGGGGTGTTAAAATTACCTAACGATGTTTATTATTTGGATAAGATGATAGAACATTACCCTACAATGTCAACTATGGTTAGACAAATGATGTTACACTTACATAGAGAGGTTCAGACGTTAAAAAGTCGAGGAATGACCTATACGGACATTAGTGATTTGGATGTTGTTAAAAGACATTTAAATAGTATTGAAGATATGTTTTAAATAAAAAAAACCCTTACTAAGTAGGGGTTTTTGTTTTTTTGGAGTTATCCACTTTATCTAAAATACCTTTTAAAGAATACTTGATTTGGGATTTCATTTCATTTTTGAGTTCTTGTCTAATACGTTCTACTTTTGTATCGTACATCTTAGTCAATTTTTCCCAATCTCTATTAGACATTAAGATATTACTGTAGTAGTATTCGTGATTGATTACACTAATTTTCTTATCGTCAAGTATAACAAAGATTCCAAGTTCGGAATGTTTAATATATCTCTGAGATGAAAGGGGGGCAATTAAAAATTTTGAACCTTCGCTTGTTATAAGTTTACGACATATTGATTTACAGATATGAACATCACCTAATAATCCCGGGTCTTGATAATCAAAATGACTTCTTGATTTAACAATTCGTCTGATTATTAATCTTTTAAAAAATTTAATTATTTTATCCATTTTATATTTGATTTATTATTATGGTACAAATATATGGATATTTTTATAAATAAAAAAAATAAAACACAAAAAAATAATTTCTTTTGTTTTATTTAATTATTTAGACCATTAGGTCCTCCTATAGCCACTGTATTATTTTGTGAGATAGCTCTATTTTGTCCGTTGGTATATATTGCGTGAGGCATTGTTGTTGCTGTCACAGTACCTGTACCACAATCATTACAATTAATTGATGTTACACCGGCACTATTAACAGGTGTGATACATTGGGTACAAGAAGTGTATGGGCCATAAAAAATACCGGCGGTAGTATTATCGGTTGTTGTTGCCCCTGATGCTGTTAAAGTAATGCACGTACCATCACCTAATTGATAAATTTTGTTAAGAGAGTTTGCCATAATGATGGTGTCATCTGCAATGAATGTAGTAACACCACTTAATAAACAAGTTGTTCCTGTAAATAATCTATTTGCCATAATTTTTTTTATTTATAAATATCTGATTATTCCAAATACTTTAGATTTATTATTTGGAATTTGATTTGTTTTTTGTATGTATTTATTTCACCACTACTAATAACCTTCATATCGACATAATATTCGTTTGGAATTTTATCTCTTGTGTCAAACATAAAGTAGTATTCATTTGGAGTTCTGTTTATTTTTGTCCAATCTTGAACTTGAACTTCTGTTTGTCCCTCTCTAACATATACTCTGTAATGAGCTTCAACATTTGGTTGTATTTTACTTGTTGTGTAAGCTTGTTTGATAACCACACCCACTTTTCTAATATCGGTGTTGTATATTTTCTCATCTTGTTTAATACCGTAAAAATCAAACCCATAAACTTTTGGGTCTTGAGTTGTTGTTCCAATTTGAATTGATTTTTTAAATGGGTATAATGTAAAACTATTTGTGATTGAATCCACAGTAAATCCGTTAATATATAAATTACTCCAAACATCGTAAAATGAACAAGGTGTTTTGTATCCCAATAATGGCGGAATAATAACCTCATATACCCCCTTTGTTCTTTGACAAACATCTAAATTAGGTGTTGATAAACCTAATATTGGTGTTCCATTTGCATCCGAAATAGATACAGATGGTAATGAATCTAAATTAATAGGGTTTCCATCTTCATATAGGTATAGATATAATTTATTGACTTTACCTAATGAAAAAGTATTTCTATCATCTTCAATTATATCATTATAGTTTGTTTCTAAAAATGGTTCATAGAATGTTTGAGTATGTCTAGTGAAGAATTGAACCTCATAGTTTTCAGTTAATCCGGTTAAATTTTCTATTTGAGGTAAGTAAGCAATCCCCCAACCAGTAACTCCGGTTAATCCACCTGTTAAAATACTATTAATTTCACTTGTCATATCAAACGAAACATTTTCATTTCCAAATTGGAAATGTTGTGTATCTACAATAGTTAATGAATTATATGGTGTTGAACCTGAATTATTATTGTTGTATATACCTTGTGATGTCCACCCACTTAATGTTGTTGTTTGAATCCAATTGGATGGTCTTGTTGAGAAATTTTTATCTGAATTACTATAGTCATAAACTAAATCTGCAAAGTCATATCCAACACCTTCATCCCATAATTGATTGTTAGGTATTCTAAATAATATTAAATCAAATGATGTTGCTCTTAATCTACCTTGAGATGTTGTTGTATTTAATGTCTCAAGATTAAAAGTTGATGTGTTAATCATTCTTAATGTGTGAGACATTGTATCATTACAAGTTGTTGATATAGTTCCGTCAGAAACTTTTTCTTGTAGTAAAGATAGGTCTAAATCAAATATAAAACGACTGTATCCGTTAGGGTACTGTGATGTGGCTAACGAACCATAAAATATCTCAGTCACAGGATTTCTACCTGTGTTTGTTAAGCTATTTGATATGAGTGTGTTATTCTTACTAAAATAGGAATTGTTAATTGACATAAAATCTTTTAACAATAAATATTTAGTTTATTCGAATATTTTGATTTAAGACAGTATTATTTACGTCGGCCAATAATTGGTTGATACTGGTCTTAGTTGTTTTAGAACCTTGAGTTGCTTCATCCGGAACCATATTAGCGTGGGGGTGAACGTGATTGTTTAAGAAATCAACTATTTTTTCGATTACTTTAACTAATTCCTCTCCTCTAACAGTTGAATAAGTTTTTTCAAATAATGTATCTCCGGCACCAACAAATTTATCTTGTGGGATACCATATAGTGTATTTGCAAGATTAATTTGTCCTTTAGGACTTGTTGAATTTTGAGATAATAAAAACACTTTTTGAGCCCCTAACACACCATATGTAATGTCTTCACTTTGAAATGTGGTTGGAGTGACTGTTTCTTCTTTTAACGTTCCTTGAGGACCAAATAACGGTGTACCACCTTTATTTTCTGAAACTAAAAACCATCCCTCTTCATCTGAATTATTTAATTTAATTTTGTTATAAAATCTTTTGTAATTAATGTATTCAAGTATTTCGGTCAATGCGTTACTAGGGGTAAATTTTTTACCTGTTTCGTATGTTTGTTTTGATGGTGTTACAATAAAAGGAAATTGTTGTGTAATGTTTTGTGGGTTGTTGATTGTAATTCCTGTAAATGTAACATTTGGGTTAAATATTTTAGAAATGAAATTATTAATAATTTTAACAGATTCTGAAAATGATTTACCAACAAACGAAACCGATTCTAATTCCGCACCATAATCTTCACCACTTGTCAAGTTTAATATTGTGTCAAATTTAAAGTTGTCAGTATTAACTTTAGGTCCGGGTTTTAGATTATATAGTTTAACGGACCCCGTAAAAACACTTCCTGAAGTATCTAAGTTTGCAATATCCCAAACAATCATTTTCTGCACTAATTGAATATTTTGAACTAATCGATATTTTGTTTCAGCTGGTAATGTTTTTTTTGTTTGTGTGAATCTTGTTAACTGTAAAAAGGCTCTATTTTGATTACCGATTGGAAACTTATCTTTAGATAGTTCTTTTGTTTTACCGGCACGAATTAACACTTCATTTTCTTTTACAATGACATCGGAGGTTCCTCGACCCAATAAAGCATTATCTCCTGGCTCAGGAAAAACTCCTTGACTATTTTGGTCACGATATTCACCATCTTGATTTTTAAGGCTCATTCCTTGTTTTATTCTGTCACCAACAGCTAAGAATTTTTTTGCACCTTGAAAATTTTCAAAAGGTGTTGTCATTGGAGATGAAAATGGACCTTGTATATAAAATTGACTTTGAAAAGGGAATTCTTTATTCATATATATAATATGAACATACTCATCTTTTTTAGGTGTTTGACTAATATAAAAAGGTAATAATGGTATAAAAATTAAAGGGTCTCTCGATGTCCAAGGGTCAGTATCCTCATTCCAATTAACAACTGATGCGATAATATCGTCATAGTTTTTTGTTTCAGGGATAACTCTAAGTCGACCCAACATCATTGGGTCTTGATTATTAAAGACATATCCGGGAAATAATATTTGATGTTCGTTTTTTTTAGTTATCTCCATTTGGTTTTATTCTTTTTTGATATTCTTTTAATATGGTATTGTAAGTTAACTCTAACTTATCTAATTGTTCTGTACCCTTTAATACCATATTTTTGGTAAATTCAAAATCTTCTTGAATACAATCCATAGCTAAAGTTAAATCTTTATTTGATGATGTTTTGTATTCTTTGATAATTTGTAATACTTTTTCAGATTTTTCTTTTTGAGTCATAATTAGAATTTTTTACCGTATGAACTTGTTGGTACCGTTAAGAATGCTGGTGTAACTGTTAATGGTCCCACCGCAACTTGTAGTTTATTATTTTCAGCTTCTTCTAAAGCCATCGCTTTCATTTGTCCAAATTTACCTAATATATCAAAATTTGGT